TGTGAAGACAAGTGTATTCGCTGCTCTTTCTGTTGAAATTGTTAAATCATCTGTCGATCCATGAATTTTTTCTGAACCATTTGCAGATACTGTAAATGTGTTAGAATCAAAAGTACCTGCATAATCAATAAACGCAATTTCATCGCCTAATGTTCCTGCAGGTAAATTCATAGTGATAACACCACTTGTTGTGTTAACAAAATATCCTTCACCAGCTGCTGCTGTGAAAGTAGAAGTTTTTACTGCTTGCCAAGAAGTCCCTGCTGCTGCAAAAGATAATTGACCAACAGCTGTTGTTCCTGAACCTGTAATACTTGCTACTTTTAAAAATGTTCCTGCTGTTACGTTTCCAGTAGGATAGATAAGTGTGTAGCTTTGTGAAGCCGAGTGTGGAGGTGATTGAAGCTTAATCCCGTGAGAGTTAGATTCACAATTAAGCTGAATTGTTCCAGCGTTTGTTCCACCAGCAATTTCAGTTAAACCTGTTCCATTTGGATATAATTGTATATTACCATTGGCTGCATCAATTATATTAATATAACTTGAATTTGTTCCTGAGTTTGTATCTAATCTAAGATCATATGCACCACTTGATGTGATTGTTGCAGCAGCTGATCCTGTACCAACTACAACTTCACCTGTTCCTTTTGGTGAAATAGCTAAATCAATATTTGAATCATCTCCTAATGCACTTATTTTTGGATCATTTCCTGTAGCAGCATTTGTGACATTTAAATAATTTACAGCTGAACTTGTAGTGCTAAAGAATAATTGTTCATTTCCATTTTCATCTCTTAGACCATGAGCATCGTCAAAGTCTATCATGAAAGAATTAGTATCTAAGTTACCACCTAATTGTGGTGTAGTATCATCAACAAGATCACTTGCTAAAGATATTGTAGAAATATTTGGATTAGTTCCATCATCTGCTTTTGCATATGCGATTACAGTTTTACCGTTTGCAACTGTAGCAGAAGTTCCTGTACCAGTTGCATATTTAAATACAACGTTTTGAGATCCTGACGTTGCATTTTTTAAAAAATAAAAGTTTTGTACATCTAAAGGTATTGTAACATTTCTAGATGCTGTAAGAGATCCTGTAAATTCTATAACTCTGTGAGAAAGAGTTGCACCAGTTGAACCATCAGATACTGAAAGAGTTGTATCTCCTGAATCGGAGACAGCTTGAGTTGTGTAACCACCAGATATTTGCTCGATGATTTGTAAATTTGTATTAGTTTTTGTACCCCAAGTTCCTGCGTTTTCACCAGTTGCCTGAAGTTCTACACCCAATGGTGTGTATGTTGATGCCATATTTTATCTCCTATGCAGCGTCACTATAACTTGTATTTGATCCAGTTGCAACATCCGAATAAGAGTCATTCGAACCTGTTGAAACATTACTATAAGACGTATTTGAGCCAGTGTCAACATCGCCATAAGCAAATATATCTACAGCTCCAATACTAAATGTTGCTGATTGACCAGTTAATCCAATAGTTATATCGTTTATAGAAAGAGAGCCAACACTAGCGCTAAACGATTGACCAGTTAAGCCTAGACCTTCTTCTATTGTTAAAGAGCCAACACTAGGAGTTATACTTAAACTTGATGGTTGAACTATAGCACCACCCAATCCTATAATACTTCCTAAACTAAATTCTGCTGATACTCCAGATAATTGAACTACATCATTTGGTATTGTAACACTACCAACACTGGCGCTAAAAGATACACCAGTTAAAGAGGCTTCTGTCGTAGAACTTGCGACTGCGGTTCCTTGTTCAGAAGTGATCGCTAAACCAGAAACAATTGCTGTTTCGTTTGGTATCACTGCTGTTCCCTGACTTGCAGTAAACTCTTGACCTGTTAAACCAATAGTCAGGTCGTTTACTGTTAGAGATCCAACCGAACTTGTTATAGATTGACCTGTCAATCCTACCTGCATATCGACCACGGACACTGAACCGATAGAAAAAGATGCAGATAAACTTGTTTCTAATACAACAGGAACAAAAGCCTCTCCTTGAGAAGCTGTAATTTCAAAACTTGTAGGTGTAATTATTTGATCTGGAACGTCTACTGAACCAACATTAGATGTTATTGATAAACCAGTTGGAAATATCGTTACATCTTTGAGTTCGCCCCACTCACCATCATTCCAAGCTTGTGCACCCCAACCTGTTTTAAAAGTCGTATCTTCATTCCAATACGCTTGGCCCCAGGTAAACCTGCCCCATCCTGAAGATACCGACATGGTCGGCCTCCTATGCTAGTCTAATGATTGCTGTAGTCGCTGCTGCTGCTGGAAATTCTATTTTAAAAGTTCCATTACTCGCTGTTTTGTCACCACCAAATGCAATCGCGCAAACAGCATCAGTAGTGCCTGAACCACCATCTGTTGTCGTATTATAAATTAGTGCAGCGTTTGCAGTGAAAGATGCAGAAGTAAAAGTTACATCTGAAAAGTCTGTGAATGCTGTTGTTGAAGATAATGATACCCCTGAATTAGTAAGAGTTGCACCACCTGCAGTATATGCAGTTCCAGATGTATTTGTAATTTCTTCTGATGTTGAATAATCTGTTGTAGAAGCACCTAAAGTTGCATCACTATCAAATAATGCAATTTTAAAAGTGTGGCCACCTGAAGATTCAAAACTGTGTTTACCTTGTAAAAGTTCTTGTTTAAAACTTGAACATATTGCGCTTGTATTTGCCATAATAATCTCCTACGGGTTTGCTGAAGTTACTGGTATACGAACAGCGCCATCTGTGTAGTCATCTCTTCGTCTTCTACCAACTTGCTCGTTAGCAAACTTCTGTACTTCTTGTTTATATTTATTTTCGTAAAGTGTCAACATATCTATTGGGCCTTTTAAAAATCCATATGCCTCTGATAGACAGCAATATAACAGCCCATTTGGAAAATTCATACTAATGTAGTTAGTACCATCCCCCTCTAAAAGATCAGGAGCTTTATTAAAATGCACTCTAAATCTATAAGTTGTGTTTGGAACTGGGGCTACAAATATTCTACCTGATGTAGTGTCAGACTCTCCTGTAGCACCACCAAACATAGCATAATATTTAGGTTGACCTTGAGCTGCCGATGTACCTGTTACATCTTGATACTCTTGAAGATATGTTACATCTTTCTTCTCTAACCATCTATTAGCTCCTGTAATTTCTGATCCTGCTGTATCATAAACTTGTATACCTCGAATAAACACGGCTCCTGCAGGACAGTTAATAGATTCTTGTCCAGCAACAAAATTACCAAGTTGTTGTTTTCTATCTGCATCAATAGGCACATCTCGAAATATTCTATACTGTGCGTTTAAAATTATATTTTCTAAAACAGCATCTGTTAAAACATTAGAATCTGTTTCTGTATAACTTCTAATTTGTGTTTTTAATCCTGATGCGCTTAATCCAGCCATTATTTAACTATCTCCAAACAATTTAAACAACTTTTTGTAAAACAAGAATGTTCCCAACAATATTGTTTTTTTAAAAATCTATACCAAAAAATTTTTATTTTATTTATCATGCCGTTACTGTTACTGGTCCCGCTGATGCAGAACCACCTCCTCCTGTTTCAGTTATACTAGATGTTGTGCTTGTTGCAAAGGTATAATTATCAGCATCCACTTTTGTAATTAAATACCCTGCAGCTAAATTTATTGTTGCTGCAGCTACACCACCAACTACATTTGCATCTCTAAATCTAACTCTATCATTTGTAGACCGACCATGATCTGGTTCATTAACTGATATTGTTGTAGATCCATTTGTTGTTGTAAATGGATTTAAAGGTAATATTCTAGGGACTGCAGTTTCTATTCTATCTGGTCTTACGTGTCTCAAAGATATAGAATCACCATTCATAGGTTTTGGTTCTAATTGTGGTTGCTTTGGTTCAAATTCAGATACGTGTACAAAAGCACCATTCCATTCTCTGACCATTTCTTTGTATGGAAACTCCATACCAGATCTGTCTGATATTGCTCTTGCATATTTTCCTGTTGCGTATTTTGCCATTATTTACCTCCAGGTCCCATAGGTTTTTCAGATTGTATTTGCTCTGTTAACCTTAATATAGAATTCATATCTAAGGCTCCTAATAATGATTCAAACTCATCTATACGCAATGGTTTTAAACCTAACTCTCTTGTCGCTTTTAAATAATCTTTATAATTGTTCATTATGTTCCTGGGTAGTATGCTTTTGGTGTTATGTGTGTGCTAGAAGCAGAACCATCTTCTGCTAATGCTCTTGCAAA